GGGTACGCGATCTGTTGCCCTGGAAAGTTGATCTGACTTCTCAGTAAATATCAATACGGTTCTGGCGAGCCGCTTACTTTGGGGGAGAGGGAAGTCATGAAAAAACTAACCTTTGAAATTCGATCTCCAGCACATCAGCAAAACGCTATTCACGCAGTACAGCAAATTCTTCCAGACCCAACCAAACCAATCGTAGTAACCATTCAGGAACGCAACCGCAGCTTAGACCAGAATCGAAAGCTTTGGGCTTGCCTTGGTGACGTCTCTCGTCAGGTTGAATGGCATGGTCGCTGGCTGGATGCAGAAAGCTGGAAGTGTGTGTTTACCGCAGCATTAAAGCAGCAGGACGTTGTTCCTAACCTTGCCGGGAATGGCTTTGTGGTAATAGGCCAGTCAACCAGCAGGATGCGTGTAAGCGAATTTGCGGAGCTATTAGAGCTTATACAGGCATTCGGTACAGAGCGTGGCGTTAAGTGGTCAGACGAAGCGCGACTGGCTCTGGAGTGGAAAGCGCGATGGGGAGACAGGGCGGCATGAGACGACAGCGACGAAGTTTCACCGACATCATCTGCGAAAACTGCAAATACCTTCCAACGAAACGCTCCAGAAATAAACGCAAGCCAATCCCAAAAGAATCTGACGTAAAAACCTTCAACTACACGGCTCACCTGTGGGATATCCGGTGGCTAAGACATCGTGCGAGGAAATGACTATTTATCCGGTGCGCCGCCAGAATGACGGCGCGGTGTGGTTAAACGAAGCGGATCTGGAGTTTTTTTCCAGTAGCGCGGGCGAATTTTTTTAGTGTGGCAAATGATGGGCCGCTGATACCTGATGCGAGATTACTTTCCATTCTGGTGATCGCGGTCGCTTTTGTTCCCATTCGCTCGGCAACTTCAGCCTGAGTTAAGCCAGCTTCTTTGCGTGCTGCCAGCATTTCATCAAGCAGTGCGAATTCGTCAGCGATAGCGTCGTATTCTGCTTTAAAAGCCGGGTCTTCCATCCATTTGGCTGCCATTTCGTCGTGTGTCATGGTGGGGAGAGTGCGTTTACCAGTCATGCTTAACCTCCTTCATTCTGGTTTCAGCTTTCTTGCGTTCGGCTGGCGGTGTTTTCTGCGTTTTCTTTACAAAACTATGCAGCATGATGATGCGTTTCCCTGTCAGAGTGCAGTAAAAAACACGCGCGATCCCATCGTTGCCTTTAATTCTGAGTTCGAAAAGCCCGTCACCAAAGGCGCTGGTGTGAGGTTCTCCGAGATTGCTGCCATATATCTTCATACGTTCAACGAGATGTTGGTATCGGGCACGCATACTCAATGGAAGCCGATCGACTTCCAGCCTTACATCTTCACTGTAGTATTCGATAGTGTAGTTCATAGGTATCAACATAACAAAATCGTTATATGCATTCAAGGCCTGTAGTTGACGACAACACATATCCGGGGCTATATTCCTCATACGCCAGCAAAATCTGGCGTCGGGATTAGCACCCCGGATAACTACCGCGACAGACACACGCCGCAAGCGTGTTTTTTATTGTCGTATGCGCACGCACATCTGAATTATGGTGGGGCGTATGGGGCAGCCGAAAGGCTGGCCGGTTGGTAGATCCGGTAGTGCTAACCCTGTACGTCTCGCCACCCGATGATTAGCACCTGAAGGTGGTGATGTTCTGAAACATCTACCGGAGGTGTCACTATGACAACTCAAATTGCTGTTGAAACTCTCTCCCCGATCACCCATAACCAGATACCTGTTATTACCACTGAACTTTTGGCGCAGCTTTACGGCACTGAGCCGGTGCGTATTCGCCAGAATCATCATGAGAACAAAGTACGCTTCGTTGAAGGGAAACACTTTTTCAAAGTTGTTGGTAATGACCTTAAAGAATTGCGGGTAGCTTTAAACTACTCACAAAATTTGCAACCATCTTTAAGAGGGTTACAAATTTCCCCGAAAACCCGCTCGCTCATCCTCTGGACAGAACGAGGCGCAGCCCGTCACGCGAAGATGCTCGAAACCGATCAGGCATGGGACGTGTTCGAAAAACTGGAAGACTGCTATTTCAGCCAGACTTCGAAAAGCGCAGGTCATCACGAGAAGAAAACCAGCGAGCTTTCTGCAAAAGATGCAAACAGTCTGGTATGGTTGTGGGATTATGCCAACCGCTCACAGGCATTATTCCGCGAACTGTATCCGGCGCTAAGACAAATTCAGTCTAACTATTCCGGCAGATGCCACGACTACGGTCATGAGTTCTCGTATGTTATCGGAATGGCGAGAGACGTTTTAATCAATCACACACGAGATGTTGATATTAATGAGCCAGACGGACCAACGAATCTTTCTGCATGGGTAAGACTTAAGAACAAAGAATTACCTCCTTCACTACATCACTACTGACAGATTGCCAACGCAACGACCCAGCTTCGGCTGGGTTTTTTATTGCTGAATTTTCAATATGAGAGGACATGACAATGAACGAGCTGATAAATAGCAACGCCATCAAAATGACCAGCATTGAAATCGCTGAGTTGGTGGGTAAGCGTCATGACAATGTGAAACGTACCATCGAAACGCTGGTTAAAAGTGGAGTTATCCGGCTTCCTCAAATTGAGGTTTCCGAAAGAATCAATAACTTAGGGTTCAATGTTCAGTACGAGCATTACGTCTTCGAAGGCGAACAAGGTAAGCGCGACAGCATTATTGTCGTTGAAGGAGGTGTTGCATGAATGCCGTAATTATTGCCAACGCAGAAATCGTGCCGATTGAGTTTAATGGCGAGCGTGTTGTTACGTATCAAATGATTGCTGATATTCACGGGGTTCCAGTAGCCACTATTCAAAATGGCTATGCGCGAAACTCTGAGTATTTCATAGACAGGGAAGATACATATTTTATTGATTTTCATGAAAATACCTTTAGAAGGGGTTTTGAAATTCCTCCTCGTGGCATGCGAGTTTTCACTGAATCAGGCTATTTGATGCTGGTTAAAACCCTGCGCGACGAGACGGCGTGGAGAGTGCAACGTGAGCTTGTTCGCAATTATTTTCGTGGCCAAAAAGAAGATAAGTCAGCCTTGCCCGACTTCACAAACCCTGCTGAAGCCGCCAGAGCGTGGGCAAACGAATATGAGCAGAAAGTGAAGCTGGAGCAACAACTCGCGATTGCCGCACCTAAAGTTGAGTTTGCCGATCGCGTTGGCGAGGCCAGCGGAATTTTGATTGGAAACTTTGCAAAGGTTGTTGGTATTGGCCCAAACAAACTGTTTGCGTGGATGCGTGATCACAAAATCCTTATTGCTTCAGGTTCCCGGCGCAATGTGCCAATGCAGGAATATATGGATCGCGGCTATTTCACAGTGAAAGAAACAGCGGTCAACACAAATCACGGAATACAGATATCGTTCACCACAAAAATCACCGGGCGTGGTCAACAGTGGCTGACCAGAAAGCTGCTCGATAACGGAATGCTGAAAGTAACAGGGGAGGCTGCATGAATGAGTACAGATTCACGCTTCCATACCCGCCGTCGCTGAACACCTACTGGCGAAGACGGGGAAGCCGATACTACATCAGCGATAAAGGCCAGAAATACCGAAAAGACGTTCAGCAAATCATCCGCCAACTCAAGTTAGATATTTTCACCAAAGCACGACTCCGCATCAAAGTCATCGCAGACGTTCCAGACTCCCGCCGCCGCGACCTCGACAACATCCTGAAGGGGCTACTCGACTCTCTTATCCACGCCGGATTTGCGGAAGACGACGAGCAATTCGATGACATTCGCGTAATTCGTGGTGTGAAAGTACCAGGCGGAAGGCTTGGAATAAAAATCACCGAACTGGAGAACGTATGAACGCCACAATTCAAACGATACCAGAGCTTCTTATCCAGACACGAGGCAATCAGACCGAAGTGGCGAGGATGCTTTCCTGCGCAAGAGGAACAGTGCTCAAGTACAACCGAGACAGCAAAGGCGAGCGTCACGTAATAGTTAACGGCGTCCTGATGGTCAAACAGGGCAAGAGGGGAAGACGATGAGACTCGAAAGCGTAGCTAAATTTCATTCGCCAAAAAGCCCGATGATGAGCGACTCACCACGGGCTACGGCTTCTGACTCTCTTTCCGGTACTGATGTGATGGCTGCTATGGGGATGGCGCAATCACAAGCCGGATTCGGAATGGCTGCATTTTGCGGTAAGCATGAACTCAGCCAGAACGACAAACAAAAGGCTATCAACTATCTGATGCAATTTGCACACAAGGTATCGGGGAAATACCGTGGTGTGGCAAAGCTCGAAGGAAACACTAAGGCAAAGGTACTGCAAGTGCTCGCAACATTCGCTTATGCGGATTATTGTCGTAGTGCCGCGACGCCGGGCGCAAGATGCAGAGATTGCCACGGTACAGGCCGGGCAGTTGATATAGCAAAAACAGAGCAGTGGGGGAGAGTTGTTGAGAAAGAGTGCGGAAGATGTAAAGGCGTCGGTTATTCAAGGATGCCAGCAAGCGCAGCATATCGCGCTGTAACGATGCTAATCCCAAACCTTACTCAACCCACCTGGTCACGCACTGTTAAGCCGCTGTATGACGCCCTGGTGGTGCAATGCCACAAAGAAGAGTCAATCGCAGACAACATTTTGAATGCGGTCACACGTTAGCAGCATGATTGCCACGGATGGCAACATATTAACGGCATGATATTGACTTTTTGAATAAAGTTGGGTAAATTTGACTCAAGAATGGCAGATTTATATCCGTTCACATTCTTTCGGTTTTTTACCCACCTCATCTTTAAGTTCTAAGCGCGCTGACATGCGCATCATAAACTCGAGAGCACATAGGAATAGAGCCTGCATAACGGTTTCGGGATTTTTTATTGGGGTCAGTCGTATAAAGGTCATTACGGAAGGCTGTTAACCTTCTTATCGTGGTTCGAGTCCACGCTGTCCCGCCAAATATGCTGGTTTAGCTCCAATGGTAGAGCAGTCGCCTTGTAAGCGAATGGGTAGCGGTTCAAGTCCGTTAACCAGCACCATAACTGAGCCGTAGCCACTGGCTATCCTGAATTCATCAGTGACAGTTACGCTGCGGCCTTCTTTTTCCCTTCCCAATATAAGAACTACGCCATCCGTTATTTGCGGAGGTGAGGCTATGAAATCCATGGACAAAATATCAACGGGCATTGCCTACGGCACCTCCGCAGGCAGTGCCGGCTACTGGTTTTTACAGTGGCTTGATCAGGTCAGTCCATCACAGTGGGCTGCGATTGGTGTGCTGGGAAGTCTGCTTCTGGGGCTTCTGACTTATCTGACGAATCTGTATTTCAAAATAAGAGAAGATAAGCGTAAGGCTGCGAGAGGTGAATAATGTCGCCATCATTACGCAAGGCTGTTGCAGTTGCTATTGGTGGCGGGGCTGTTGCTATAGCATCTGTGTTAATCACTGGCCCAGGTGGTAACGATGGTCTGGAAGGTGTCAGCTACATACCATACAAAGATATCATTGGTGTATGGACTGTATGTCACGGACACACCGGAAAAGACATCATGCCTGGTAAAACGTATACCGAAGCAGAATGCAAAGCTCTCCTGAATAAAGACCTTGCCACTGTCGCCAGACAAATTAACCCGTACATCAAAGTCGATATACCGGAAACAACGCG